AGGATTATCAATGAAAGTATGGATTGACCAAGATTTATGTACAGGTGATGGTCTGTGTGCAGAAATAGCACCAGATGTATTTACTATGGAAAATGATGGTTTAGCTTATGTTAAAGAAGGAAACAAAGTCTTTTGTGCTAAATATAACAACGAACAAGGTGCAGAAGGGCAAGCAGAAGTTCCTAAAGGACAAGAAGATTTAGTTACAGAAGCTGCCGAAGAATGCCCTGGAGAATGTATTTTTATAGTACCCTAAAAGTATGGTAAATAACTATAACTTAGAATGGGAACTTCTTAGAAGAAGCAAAGTCACAGATAGAGCACCAAAATCAATTGTCGATGATAGTGATTTTACTGTTTACTCTACAGCTGAAGAACCTAACGAAAAGTCTTAGGAACATAGTATTCTTCCGTAGTTCCATTTAAAATTTTTACACGAGCATACTTTTCGTATTTTTCAATTTTGCTTTTATTTGCTGGGTCATCTAAAAACTTATTTATATTTTCATCTTTTGTTCTGAGAAAACTTTCTAAGTCATCTAGATAAAATTCAATATTATCTCTTGACTCTCTAGCAGGATAAGGTTCTGCTGTACCCATATACAAATGAGCAACTATTGGTTCTTTAAAAGAGGGGAAAACAAAAGAATAACCAGCATCAAATAAATTAATACTCCAAGGTATTTCTTCGTCTTCAAATAAGACCCAATCAGGTAAATGTTTACAAATATCGTAACGAGTAAAAGAAAAATTCCCACTGAATTTGACATTAGGAATGAGGTCATCTGTATCTGGGTTCTCTCTTGTTATTACGAATGTAGGTAGTCTATCATGCCATTTAAATTTTGCTCTCATTTGGTCTGGGTCGTCTTCTCTGTAATTTACATAGTATTGATACCTAATTTGTCTCATATATTCGTCTCTATGCCACAATCTTTCTTGATTAGGTCCAAGAACGTAATAACCTGCATATCCGTGAAGTATCGGTTTATCTGTAATCTCTTCTGCTTTTAAATATTTTGTAATTAATTTAGTATCCCAATGTAGTCCAAACTTGCTGTGTCCATCAATTAATAAAGCAAATGGTTCATCTTCTCTTAATTCATAAGCCCTTTTTCTGCCTTTTGCTAGTCCTATTAAATCCCAAAAGTTGCCAACTTTATATTCTGTAAGCTTATATCTAATGTTATATTGAGGATTTCTTTCTACCCAATCTACAAAATCATCTTTAATCTGTTTATCCATCCATTGAAAATCTATACCAAATACTACATTTTGTGGCAATGTTGCAGTTTTATAAGCATCTTTTATTGTTGGTATTACTTCATTATCATGAAAGCAAGCGAAATACACAAAGATTTTGTTTTCCATATTAATATCATACTATGGACGAAAAACTAAATAACTTTCCAGAAGGAACAAATAGGAAACAAGTTATTGATGAATTAATTGACCATGATGATGTGAGAGAAATTGTATTAAAGCAATTTAATTACATGAGAATCAATGGAATTAACTTAGTACAAGACGCTGACGATTTAGTAAATTTGTATTTAAAGATAGCTAAAAAGTTCCCTAGTTAAACATCTTTAATAACTCTTAAATACTACCTATATAAACAGGTTACTCTATACTATTGATTGGAGGTGATAATGGAAGAATCACAAAAACAAGAGCTAAGCGCAGAACAATTAGTAGAAATTGCTAATAGTCTTAATGCACAAGTCAAGCAAATGGACATGATGATTAAAGACCTTGGTTCTAAAGTTGCTCAAAAAGAAGTTGAAAATTCTCAACTTAAAGCAATAGTCCAAACTATGTCTGGTGCTCAAACAGCTCCAGCTCAAGAAGAGGAGTAATTATGTCAGATTTAGCTAATTTTGCTAAAAAAGATAAAATCAAAACAGGGTACACCCCTTGGAGAGAAAAAAGTCCTGAGAATGAAAAAGCTTGGGCAGAAGCCGTTGATGGTTATAAAAGTGGAATATCCGCAAGTGTTATTGGCAGATGGTTAAAGCAAGAAAAAGGTTGTCCTCTTACAGACGCAACTATAAGAAAAGCTTTAATTGCAGCAGCTGATGAGTAATCTTGAGGATTACGCCTCTAATTTTCGCAATATAGAAAATGCGAAAAGAAAAAGGCAAGAACACCCAAAAGGTTGGGAACCTCAGTTAAATTTAAATAAAAAAATTATTATAACTGAGCCAACAACTAAAGCAGAAAACCCAGAAGACCATAAGTTTGATAAATACTTAGATAAACTTGGGTTTGACCCTAAAGACTTTGAAATTATAGAACCTTTTGAAGTTAGAACATGGGATAGTAATACAGCAAATGGTAAAGAAACTTTTTACTATTACAAAGCTAAAATTATATCTAAAAATGTTGTAAACGAAAAAGACTTTGATTACAAAGCACTTCTTAAAGAAATTAAAAACTCAAAACCAAAACCAGCAGCAAAAACATCGGGACCTTCTAGTTTTGTTGTTTGCTTATCTGACTGGCAAATGGGCAAAAGAGATGGAGATGGAACTAAAGGTATTGTTGAAAGAATAGAACAAATGATACCTAGTGTTAAAGAAAGATATAAAACTCTTAAGAAACAAGGAGTTGAATTAGGAACTCTTTATATTTATTCTCTTGGAGACATGATAGAAAACTGTGATGGATTCTATGCAATGCAAACTGCTACAGTCGAGTACGATTTAAGAAGACAACTTATGATTACTAGAAGACTTTTAGCTAAAGCTATTAAGACTTGGGCTAAAGATTTTGACAATGTTGTTGTCGCTTGTGTTCCAGGTAATCATGGTGAAAATAGAAAAGATGGAAAAGCTTATACATCATTTGGAGACAACTTTGATGTAACATTGTTTGATAATTTACAAGAGTTATTTGCTGAAAACAAAGCTTATGACCATGTAAACTTTGTAATCCCAGATAATGATTTATGGATGACTATGAACGTATCTGGTAAGATTATTGGTCTTGCACATGGTCATCAGTTTAGAACTGGTGGTAGATACTCACATCAAAAAGCTATTAATTGGTTAAGCAATCAAGCATTTGGTATGACTGACATGGGTGATGTTGATATTTTGATATCTGGTCACTTTCATCACTTATTTATCATTAACGAAGGTAAAAGAGTGTTAATGCAATGTTTATCAATGGATGGCGGTTCTGAGTGGTTTGAGAACCTAACTGGTAAAAAAAGTTTTTCTGGAACCCTTACTTTCAGCGTTTCTGAGGTAGAAGAAAGAATCCCTTTTCAAAATCTTGAGGTATTATAGATAATATGAAGTTAGACGTAGTACGATTTCAATTCGGTGCAGATGCTACAAATTCCCTACTATTTATTGATGGCGAATTTGAATGTTATGGACTCGAAGATGAATATAGAGATGTTAAGGTCATGCATGAGACCTGTATTCCAGAAGGTGAATACGAAATCAAGCTAAGAACTGAAGGTGGCTTTCATTCAAGGTATGTAGCTAAATATGGAGACTTCCATAAAGGTATGCTTTGGTTACAAGATGTTCCTGGATTTCAGTGGATTTTAATCCACACGGGGAACACCGACCAGCACACCTCGGGCTGTTATATCGTCGGGGAAACCCAAACAGACTTAGATAAAGGCAAAGATGGTTTTGTAGGCAATAGTGGTGTAGCTTATAAGAAGTTGTATCCTAAAGTTGCAGATGCTATTTTAGCTGGAGAAAAAGTCACTATTAAATATTCCAATATCAAAGACATGTTAAATGTCGATGAATTATTATTACAAGTTTCTGACTTACGAGGACAAGTTAAGATTCTCGAATCAGAAAAAAAAGGCAGACGAATACTGTAAGGAGTTGAATATGCCAGATTATGTAAGAACATCATTAATTAGAGCGTTTAGAACAGGTGCACAAGCATTTGTTGCTGTTCTAGTTGCAAATCAAGCAGGAATGTTTGAAGCAGACGTGCTTTTAGCAGGTCTAGTAGCTGGAGCTTCTGCTTTAATTAGTGTTGTGCAAAATGCGTTGGAAGACGCACCTTTCCCATTTATGTCAAAGATTCCGAAAGGTTAAGGTTCCCAAAAGGGAAGTCGTAGAAATACGACAGGTGCATAGGCTCTGGGGGGTTAACGCCCCCTAGGACCATCACAATCAACCAAAGGACAATATTGAAGATTTCAGACAATCATCCTTTTATATTTTGTAACTATTGTGCAAAATCTATAAAAACCGATAAATCACCTCTTGTGTGCGATAATGGAAATTGCACACACTACAACGAAGAAGTAGATAAGAATGGTGATTTAAAAAATGTATGAGTATAGAGTTTCAATTGACAGAGTTGTCGATGGGGATACTGTCGATTGCTGGATTGATTTGGGTTATAATCTCCAAATCCACAAGCGTATCAGATTTGCTGGAGTTAATGCACCAGAAACTCGTACACGAAATAAGGAAGAAAAAAAACGAGGACTAAAAGCTAAAGACTGGCTTATCAATAAAATTGACCCTGCTGTAGTAGGTTCAGAAAAAGAAATAGTTTTAAAATCATATGAATATGGGAAGTATGGTCGTGTTATCGGTGAATTGTTTATCGTAAGTGGAAGTCGTAAGCAATCAATCAACAAAATGATGTTAGCTGAAGGGCTCGTAACAGAATACGATGGAGGTGCTCGCTAACTCTAGCAGGAGCACATAATTTTTAATAAAATACAAACAGCAATACGCCTACTTGTAGTAGGTTTACTTATTTATCCTTTTCCTATTGCTGTTGCAGTAGAACAAACAGTTAATGAAGATTTCCAAGATAGCACATATCAAGATGGTTTAACAATTACTGATGGAACTACTGATTCATATATATATGTTCACGAA